ATCAAGACAAACTTAGAATAATAAACGATAATACAACTAAGGCAACAATTAAAAACTACAACAAAAATATTGTTGATGTTAATCAAAACTAACTATGGCTACTAACACTGCTGCATCTTTTACAAACCATACTGGTAATGGTACTGCTGGTCCTTTCAGTATCTCCTTCTCCTATCTATCAGAAGCTGAAGTTGATGTTACGGTCGGTGGTGTACTTAAAACCTTATCAACTCATTACACCTTCACCAGTGCTACACAAATCACATTCACCAGTGGTAATGAACCTGCTAATGGTGTTGCTATAAAAATACAAAGAGATACAGATATAAGTTCTAAAAAGGTAGATTTTCAAGATGGCAGCGTTCTTACAGAAATAGATTTAGATAACAACTCAGATCAATTAATACACGCACTACAAGAAATTACTGATAGTGGCACTGCTTCTGTTACTACCTCAACAAATCCACCTTCTAATCCTTCTGATGGTGATTTGTGGTGGAGTGATGAAGATGGTGAATTACATGTTTTCTATAATGATGGAAATTCACAGCAATGGGTAAGTACTTCTGGATCAAGTACCACTAGTGGCGGTGGTAGTAGTGGAGAAGCAAATCAAAACGCATTTTCTAATGTTGCTGTTAGTGGTCAAAGTACTGTACAGGCAGATTCAACAACCGATACATTAACATTTGCTGGTGGTAGTGGTATTGATATTACAACTAATGACAGTACAGATACAGTTACTTTTACTAATAATCCAAATGTTACAGCCCCTATAACATCATCAGGAGGTAGTACACCTGCTATTGGTATTTCAGCAGCTACAACTTCTGCTGCTGGTTCTATGAGTGCAGCAGATAAAACTAAATTAGATAGTCTTCAAACTAACTTTATTCCAGGTTGGACTAATTCAACAAATAGAACTATAAATACAAGATTACAAGACTATGTAAATGCTGCTGACTTTGGTGCAACAGGTAATGGTACTACAGATGATACAACTGCACTTCAATATGCAATAAATTATGTTGTACAAAATCCTGGTAAAGGTCTTGTTATAAACGCTGGGGTTTATCGTATTACCTCTACAATTACTGCAACTTTAGATGCAAAATTTGAACAGCTTCATATTAGAGGTAATGGCAATGTCATACTAAAACATCAACCTACAAGCAGTAATCAGCATTGCTTAAAAGTAGATATTAATAGTAATCAATATGCTTCTGATGTTTCAACTGGTGCACCAAGAGTAAGTATTAAAGATATAGAGTTTGCCTATGATGGCAACACTAGCGGTTATGGTAATGCAATTAGCTTAGAAGGTGCTAATACTGCTGGATTACATACACAAATGTGCGTGATAGAAAATTGTCAATTTGTACCATTTGATGAATTAACAAAATTCTTTAGCACAGGTGTATATGTTTATGATTTACATGAAGTGTCATTTAATAACTGTAGTTTTTACGCAGATAATAATATTAATAACGATCAAGTTTGCAGTGGCATAATTATTGCAGGTAGTAGTGATTCAGCTTCCCCTGCTCATTATTCAGTCTCTGATTGCACATTTTTATATGGTAATACAGGTATTAGAGTTGAACGTCATGTAGAAGGTTTATATGTAAATAATTGTGGTTTTGTCGCTTTAGAAAACGGTATTGAATATCTTGCTATTTCTGCTTCTTTAGAAAATGCTGTTGAACCAGGTTTACAAATAAGCAACTGTCATTTTAATACAAATACTAATCAATCAGTTACAAACGGTAATTATGGAATAAGAACAAGAGGTGTGGTTGATATTCAAATAGCCAATAGTTTATTTTATTCTGGTAAAACTGGTCAGACTGCACCTAGCTCTCAACAATATAGAGGATGTATTTTTATTGAAGAGGGTGGAAGATTTAATATAACAGGTAATAATTTTGTTAATATTGATGGTGCTTTTACTGGCTCTAATTACAACAATAGTGCTATCACCGTTGCACAACAAACTGTAGGAGCTTTATCAGCAGTTAAGTTTGGATTAATTCAAGGAAATACTTTTAATAATTTTAAAACTGCTGGTGGGGCTGTTTGGTTGCAAACAAACACAGGAGGAGAAGTTGTTGTATATGAAGAGTTAAATATTTTTAAAGACTGTACTGTTAAGATCTTAGATCAACAAGGTTCACATGTTAAAACTTTAGTTGGTGTTAATAGTATTACTTCTGACTACAGAATTAAAAAAGATATTACAACTCAAACTGAATCAGGTATAGAAAAAATTAAACAACTAAGACCTGTTAATTATCAGTTTAAAGATAATACAGAATTAAAATTTACAGATAAAGATGATGGTATTCAAAGAGCAGGTTTTATAGCACATGAAGTTGCGGAAGTGATTCCTAGTGGAGTACAAGGAGAAAAAGATGCACCTTACAAAATACAGTCTTTAAATATTGATGCAATAGTTTCAGTGCTAACAAAAGCAGTACAAGAACTATCAGCTAAGATTGAAGTATTAGAAACAAAAATAACAACAATGGAGGATTCCTAAAATGGCTGCTTTTGATTTTCCAAATAGTCCTAGTAATGGTGATACATACACTTTAAATAATGTTAATTACACCTATAACGGTTCGGTATGGAAGAAAACATCTGCTGGTATTACAGATGGAGATAAAGGTGACATAACAGTTAGCAATTCTGGACAGACATTTACTGTTGATAGTGGTGTTATTTCAACAACTAAAATTGCAGATGATGCGGTTACTGACGCTAAATTAGCCAACTCTATAAACTCAGCTATTGCAGCTAATACTGCAAAAGTAACTAATGTGCAAGCTGATTGGAATAGCAGTAGTGGTGATAGTCAGATATTAAACAAACCAACTATTCCATCTAATATTGGTGATTTAAATAACGTAAGTAGTTCAACACCATCAACTAATCAAGTCCTTAAATGGAATGGTTCTGCTTGGGCACCTGCTGCTGATAACACTGGTGGAGGTGGTGGAGGTACAACAGATTTAAGTAATACAGCTAATGGAACATCCTTAACAATAGAATCATCAACAGGTAATAATACATCTCTACCTGCTGCAACTACATCAGCTTGGGGTGTAATGACAGATGATGATAAAACAGCATTAGATAGTGCCATTTTAGATGGTGATTTTACATCTAATGGTTTTATGAAACGTACTGGTGCTGGTAGTTATACCGTTGATACAAATACATATCTAACTTCTATACCGTCTAGTTATTTACAGAATCTAAGCGAAGATACAACACCACAACTAGGTGGTGACTTAGATATGAATAGTAAATTTATATCAAGCGGTATTTTAGGTATAAAAAATACAGGTTCACAATCTGAGTTACGTCTTTATTGCGAATTTAATAACGCCCATTATGCAAGTATAAAAGCCCCTGCTCATGCTAATTTCTCTGGTAATATCACTTACACCTTACCATCAGGATATGGGTCTAACGGACAGGTCTTAAAAACAGATGGTTCGGGTGGCACTAGTTGGGTAGATCAAACAACTGATACTAATACAACATATTCTGCTGGTTCTGGATTAACACTTACTGGTACTACATTCTCTGTTAATACTTTGAATCAAGATACAACAGGAACATCAGGAGGATTCACATCAGGGAATGCTTCAAATTTAGATTCTGGAACAATTCCAGATGCAAGATTCCCTGCTACTTTACCAGCAGTATCAGGAGCTAATTTAACTAATATATCAGCTTCAGATGCAACAAAAATGCCCTTGGCTGGCGGTACTTTTACAGGAACAATAATTGTTGAAGATGCAATAAATGAAAATGTATTTGCTATTACGGACGCTTCTTCTGTTGCCTTAGATCCTGATAATGGAATGATACAGACTTGGACTTTAGGAGCAAATAGAACTGCAACTGATAGCCTAACCACTGGTCAATCTATGCTTCTTATAGTTACGGCAAGTAGTTCTAACTATACTTTGACTTGGCCTACTATCAAATGGAACGGAGGGTCTGCTCCTACGCTTGGCGGTGCAAATGCTACAGCAATAGAATTATTTAAAGTTGGTAGTCAATTATATGGTGCAACAGTAGGAGATCTCTCATGAGATCGCATCATCTTCGTGCTGCTGGTGGTAGTAGTAGTAGTAGTGGTGGTGGTGGTTATACTGGTTCAATACCGATTAATTCAACTGGTTTAAAAATATATTTAGATGCAAATGATTCTAATTCATATTCTGGTAGTGGCACAACATGGACAAATATAGCACCATCTTCAACTTATGGTAATGCGTCCTTAAAAACAGGTAATGGTAGAAGTCAATATACTTCTAGTAATAGCGCAACTATACCAGCTTATTTTACGGACTTAAGAGCTTATATAAATTTTTCTTCAAGAAATGTGCTAGTTCCTTTTACTTACTCAGTTTGGATATACCCAACATCTTGGGGTGCTTATCTAATCATGATACAGCAACGAGCTTGGGTATATAGTTTTGAAATACATCAGAGATTAGTTAGTGGTATTGTTGTACCTCAAATAGGTATGTGGGAACCTGTGTTTAATCCACGATATGAAGATTTTACCAATTCATATTCACCATACCCAACGGCAACTTTAAACAATTGGTATATGGTTACAATGACATACAAAAATATTTCAAATGTTAATACAAGAAAAATTTATATAAACGATTATCTGCTTTCTACTAGATCGGCTTCAAATGATTTAGGTGGCGTTTTTGATGATTTTAGTTTAGGAGCAATGAATGTAACCAGTACCTCAGATGGTTCTTATCCTTATGTTGGTCGTATCGGTGCTTATATGGTTTATGATAGAGTTCTCAGTGCAACAGAAATAACATCAAATTACAATGCTACAAAAGCACAATATGGCCTTTAATAATAATTTTGATACTAAATATTTCTAAGCTAATATGTTTATATATTGATTTGTAATTATGAAATACGCAATTATTGATGGTGCTACTGTGAAAAGCACTGGTACAATTCGACAATTATTTCCTAACACTAGCTTTACTACTGCTGGTCCTAATACGGATTTTTTAACAGCAAATAATGTAGTTGAACTTATAGAAACTTTGAGTTATACAACTCCAACACAAAAACTATCTACTGTAGACGCTTATCTTGATGGAGGTAAAGCCTATAACGTAAAGGTGGAAAATACAACTACAGATGAGCAGACTGCTCTTATAAATCAACAATGGGCAACTGTAAGATTTGAAAGAGATCGTAAACTACAAGATACAGATTGGAGAGCTAGTAGCGATCTTACCTTGTCTGATGATTGGAAGAATTATAGACAGGCTTTGCGTGACGTACCAACCCAGTCAGATCCATATAACATTGCATGGCCTACAGAACCTAGTTAAAATAAAAACAAAAATTTATGGCTCGTAAAACAAACGAAGAACTAAAGCAAGAACTGGAAACTTTACAGAAAAATTACGAAGAAGCTGTACAAGTACAAAAAAATATTCAAAATAGAGCATTAGCCATTAATGCAATATTGGAAGATAGAGCAGAGGCAGAAAAAGAGAGTCAGTTTGAGACTTGTACACCCAAGCTTGAAAAAACTTTAGAATCAACTAGCATATAACTTTAATTTTTAAAAATTATGCTAAAGAAAGTTTTAACACTAACTGCTGCATCTGTAGCTCTTAGCGTTCCAGCTTATGCAGGTTTCTACCTTAACCCTGAGTTCAACCAAACTAACGTAGGTTCAGATTGGGGTGGTAATGCAATAGACCTTCATATTGGTTACGAGAACACTGTTGGAGAGAATGGATCGTTCTACCTACAAGGTGGTCCTAGTTTCATCAATCCTTCTGTAGGAGATTCCGACACTAAGCTTTCTGGTAAAGTTGGTGGTGGATATGATTTAAGCGATAAGTTGAACGCTTATGGTGAGTTCGCTGTTGTAACAGATGACGTTAATACATACGGAACTAAGGTTGGCTTGAAGTATAACTTCTAGTCATCATAGATAACGTGACATATAGAGGTGCAATAGCCATTACAGACACAAAGGTTATAA